GGGCGTTGCGCCCGTCGCTTTTTGCTTTCCTGCTGTTCAGAACTGTTCGTATGTATAGCCGCCGTTTTCGTCCAGCGTGATAGCGCCGTAATCTTCAAGAATGGAACCGTCGGTATCTTGCTTCCCGTATGTACCGACATAGTACATAGAACCGGGGAAACAAATACCCGTGCCGTCATCACAAAGAATTGCAACCCAGTTGTAGCCGCTGTCCTTGACGACGGTTTCAACGAATTCTTTGTAGTTTTCTTCCGTAATGGCTTGAAGCTGTGCTTTCGTAATGCGGATATAGGCGTATTCACCGATTTTATCGCCGGAACCCGTTTTCACGTCCTTTACGGTCAAGTCATAGTCCATCAAGACATTGTGCTTGTGATATTCGGGGTACAGCATATCACGCCCGGAATAGACGGCTTCAACCGCACCGTCAGAAAGTGCAACGTCGAGGGATGAACCGCCGTAATAGACGGTATACGCGCCATTGCTTTCGGAAATGCTTGTAATCTTCCCATCAAGGCCGCAGGAAGTCAGAACGATAAAGACTTCATCGGCCTGTTCGGGAGTGATTTTCATATCCGCCCGAATGGTGTTCATGGCATCGGGGTAAAAATCATACTGCGCCGTCAGTTCCTCCGATTTGGGCGTGTCCAGATCGACAAGAACGCCGCCGCAGGCGGAGAGGGACGCGGCAAGCGCCGCCGCAAGGACAAGAGATAGAACCTTTTTCATGTGGAATCCTCCGTTCTGCCGCCCAGCGTCCGGGCGGCTTGCGTTATTTTCAAAGGCCGGAACCATTGCTTTTTCTGGATTCTGACCTTTAACACAATTATCAACGCTTATTGTGTTAAAGTCAAGAAAAATGCAGACCTTTAACACAAAAGGAGGAATCGGCGGTTGAAGATATACGACTACAAGGGACGAAAGAACCTTTGCGGAAATCGCGTCAAAGAAGCACGCGCCCGGCTGAATATCACACAAACAGACCTTGCGGCGCGTCTACAAGTTGCAGGAATTACAATGGAGCGGGACAGCGTAAGCAGAATTGAAATCGGGACCCGCTTTGTGACCGATTATGAACTTGCGGTGCTTGCGAAGATACTTGGTGTGTCTATGGAATGGCTGACAGAAAATGAATAGTAGCTTTTTATACTTGCGTTAGTATAAAAATATTGTTATAATCTTTTTGCGGGGAACCGCTGAAAAGAGGAACAAAACCCGCCCGGCTTGATAGCTTGGGCGGGTTTCGCATTTTGGGAGGTTATAGCATGGGGCATTGTTTCAGTCATTTACAGCTTACAGATCGGCGAAAAATCGAATACGGCTTGAACCGCGGCGATACGCCGAAGCAGATTGCGGCGGAACTTCACGTTCACGTCAGCACGATTTACAGAGAAATCAAGCGTTCCCGTTGGGAGTGGCTGGACGGCGCAACATGGCTTACAGAAGACCGATACAACCCGGACGGAGCGGAACAGCGATACCGCGAAAACCTCGCGGCAAAAGGCGCACCGTTGAAAATCGGCAATGACCGCGAGCTTGCCGACTATTTGGAACGCAAGGTCATTGAAGAGGACCGTTCACCCGCCGCGGCCCTTGCCGACATAGAGTTAGAGGGCCGGACGTTCAAAACCTCTATTTGCGTCAGCACGTTTTACAGTTACATTGAAAAGGGTGTTTTCTTGAACCTGACGAACAAGGACTTGCCGGAGAAGCCGAAGCGCAAGCGGCCCTATCACCGGGTAAAGACGACGAAACGCGCCCCGCGGGGTGAGAGCATAGAAAAACGCCCGGAAGTGATTAACCAGCGAATCACTTTCGGGCATTGGGAAATGGACACCGTATATTCGAGCAAAGAGGGTTCGTGCGCCTTGTTGGTCATGACGGAGCGCCTGACGCGAAAAGAGATTATAGAGAAAATGCGCGACCGAACCGCAATCAGCACAGTCCGCGCCCTGAACCGTATTGAACGGAGGTTCGGGGCGCTGTTTCCGCGCGTGTTCCAGACAATCACCGTAGACAACGGCGGGGAGTTCTCCGACGTGAAGAGCCTTGAACAATCTATTCTGCGGAAAGAAAAGCGAACTAAAATGTATTACTGCCACCCGTACACAAGTTGCGAACGTGGGTCAAATGAGTGTGCAAACAAAATGATTCGGCGAAAGTTCCCGAAAGGAACGGACTTCAACAAGGTTAGCCGGGCAACTGTCAAGAAAACGGAAGAGTGGATAAACAATTACCCGCGTGAAATATTGGGCTGGAAAACCTCTGAAATCGTGTTCGCGGAATGCCTTGAAAAATTGGCGCGGGAAGCCTGATTATATTTTTTATATTTTTTTCGCATTTACTATTGACATTTGCGCTGGCGGCTTGTAATATTAAATGCGAAAGAACAAATACCACGTCGAATGACGGGTACGCGTTCTATCGCATTTATTTTTTTACCATAAACAGCGCTAAAACGCAATGGAAGCGGGGTGAAATGGTGCGGCAGTACAGATATATAGACTTTCAGGACCGCAAGGAGATTTCCACGCGATACCTGAACGGCGACCGGGTGGCGGACATCGCCGACGGGCTGGGCGTGACAACGGCTACCGTCTACCGGGAGTTGAAGCGCGGAGAAACGGGCGGGCTTGACCGCAACCTACGGAAAGCATACAACCCCGTTCTTGCACAACAGCGCGTACAAGAAAACTTCAAACGCCGCGGCAAATCCGCGGTCAATTCGTAAAGGAGGTTTCGCGGTGAACAATTTTGAAGAAATCACGAAGAACCCGGAAACGCTGGGCGCTTTCTTACGGGGCCTGCCCGTCATTGAAGCGCCGTGGGACGAAGAATTCCAGCGGAAGTATTGCGCCGGGTGCGGGAAAGTCAGTTGTGACGATGACAGCCCTTGCCCGTATGAGGACAAGCGGAACAATCCGCTTTGGTGGTTGTCACAGGAAGCGGCGGCGGAGAGCGAGGGAACGCAACGTGCTTGAAATCGTACCGATGACGCTTAGAGAAGCGAACGCGTTTGTCGAGCAAAACCACCGACACCACGGGGCAACCGTGGGGCATAAGTTTTCCATTGGGCTATCTGACGGTGAAAAAATCGTAGGGGTTGCTATTGTGGGCCGTCCTGTATCGCGCCACCTTGACGACGGTTGGACATTGGAAGTCAACCGACTTTGCACGGACGGGACCCGCAACGCCTGTTCAATGCTTTACGCCGCGGCGTGGAGAGCGGGGCGGGCGATGGGCTATAAACGAGTAGTCACCTATATTCTGGACACAGAAAACGGCGCAAGCCTGCGGGCCGCTGGCTGGAAATGCGTTGGACAAGCCGGGGGCCTGCGGTGGACGGGGACCCGTCGCCCGGAAGTGGACCTTTGCCCGGCACAAATGAAAATCAGGTTCGAGCGGGAGGAAACAACATGACGAAAAAGAAACAGTACCCCGGCGGGGTCAAGCTGACGGCGAAGACAGCCCGCGCCCTTGCTATACAGGAGTTCGGAACCGCCCGCGGCCTGACGAAAAGTACGTCATTCGTCGGCGTGTACTTCATGGAGTTCGGAAACCTGCGTATCGAAATTTGTGCGGACGCGGCTTGCATCGTTGTTCGCGTAGTTCTGGCCCACGGTACGGGTTCCGGTGTGAAATACTTTGACCCGGACACCCTGCAAGAGAACTTCAAGGCCATTGACAAACACCGCGAAGACGAAGACCGCGCCATTATCAGCGATTGGGTCAACCTGAACGGCCCGGAATATTGCCGAAAGCAGGTTGAAGAAATCTGGACGCACGGCGGGTAAAGGAGCGGGACCGATGACAGAGGAAACACGCTACACAAAGCAAGATTTAGAAACTATGCGCGCTTGGACGCTACAACGGAAAATTCAAGTGACGCAAACACGCCTGATTGAATGGCTGGGCCGCTATGACTGGAACGTTTACGTTTCATTCAGCGGCGGCAAAGACAGCACCGTTTTAGCTGACCTTGCCGCCCGCGTGTATCAAGTGTTCAGTTGCCCGAAAAGGCAAGACCCCCTGCGCCTTGTTTTCGTAAATACGGGCCTTGAATACCCGGAAATTCAAAAATTCGTTCGTGATTTTGCAGAATGGCTGAAAGCAAAATACAAAATTCCTGTCGAACTCGAAATACTGCACCCGTCAATGACATTTCCGCAGGTCCTTTCAAAATACGGCTACCCCGTAATTTCAAAAGAAACGGCAAAAGTCATTTATTATGCCCGCCGCGGTTCACAATGGGCGGTAAATCGGTTGAACGGGTTGGACAAGCACGGAAACGAAAGCAAGTTCAAGGAACGCTTCAAGAAATACAAGTTTCTGATCGACGCACCTTTTGAAACGTCACAACTTTGCTGTGACGTTATGAAGAAAGGCCCTGCACACAGATACGAAGCAGAAACCGGGCGAAAACCTATCGTCGCAACGATGACGGAAGAATCAGAACAGCGTCAAGCGTCGTGGCTGAAATACGGGTGTAATTCTTTTAATTCAAAACGCCCCATGTCAAAGCCTATGTCCTTTTGGACCGAACAAGACGTTTTACAATACCTGAAAATGACGGGAATTCCATATGCCCCTGTTTACGGTGAAATCGTCGAAGCTGACCCACAATTACAGCTTTTTGAGGAAGCCGGAGAAAGAAAGTTGGTTACGACTGGTTGCGATAGAACCGGGTGTATGTACTGTATGTTCGGAATTATGAGCGACAAAGAACCGAACCGCTTTCAGCGTATGAAGCAGACACACCCGCAACAATACAAATATTGCATCGGCGGCGGTCATTTTGAAAACGGTATTTTGAAACCAGACAAAACGGGGTTAGGTATCGGAACGATACTTGACTACATCGAAAAACCATATTGAAAGGCGATGACAGCATGAAACGTCAATTCTGTTTGCCCTGCTTCCTCGAAATCAAGAAAGCCGGGAAACACGATATTGAACGCGTCCGCGGCGGCGTGAATATGAAAATTACCTGTTGGCGGTGCAAGCGCCGTCGTTTCGGGGCCGAATACGAGATTTCCCGGAAAGGCGGTGCGTCCCGTGACAACGGCTGATTTGAAGCGGGGGGGGCTCGGGCGACCGCACGGCGCAGTGCAAAGC